CTGTGTATCAACAGCACTATGCTGTCCAGAAGATGCTGCGTGATGAGCTACAATATATGAATACCGCTTGTGAAAAGAAGGACGTCTTTCGGTGAATTTAAACTCTGGGTCGTCTGTTGATCTCTTCGCTAATTTTGATACAAATCTAAAGAAAGGGTCTTGTGCTATTGCTAGCTCAGATACCCTATCCCCAAAATTGTACTTTCTACGAAGAACACCTGTATCAAGGGATGTGCCTAATCTCGCACCAGCAGCACCAGCCCCAATATCAGCAGTTGACTCAAGACTAAATAAATCAGCCATTTTGTCTTCTCCTTATTTTAGGAATTTAGCATCTGGAAACGGCTGAAAAAAATCAGCTATTAACCAAATGCGTTATCTAACTCACTGTCAAGCCCTAAAATAGCGTCAAATAAATTATCTTCCTGTGTTTTATTCACAGTTGGTCTACTGCCAGTAGAAGATAATGAGGCTGGTTTTTGTCTAACATTCTTCATTTGACTAAGCATTTCTTCTCTAGCTGCACCAGCAACCTGTTTCTCTCTGTCCTGCCTTGTCTTTAAATAAAGAATATCATCCAGCGTCAAGGTTTTATCTTTAGCGAAAGCAACTACATCAGCATAGTCTTCTTTTGAAAGCTTATGCTTATCTATAAATTGTGCTTCCTCAGTTCTCCTTTGGGTTACGACTTCCTGTTCTTTCTGATGTTTACTAAGCTTCTTACTTACCGCTTCATCAACAACTGCATTAAATACTTTTGCAGAATCAGAATCTGGGCTTGTAATTGCCTCATCAACATCATAAACAAACTCTTCGCCTAACCCAAGCCTCTCTTTAACACTCTTAGGGGTTTGACCTCCACCCTCAAAATAATTCCTTACATACTGAATTAAATCAGGGTTCGTCCTAAAGGCATCCAATAGAGGTGTATAAGGTTCAAGGTCTTTTAAGCGGCTATTAAGCCTTTTAGCTTCTCGACTACTGTCACTATAACGTTTCTGTAATCGAGCAACCTCCTCGCTTCCCATCTCCTCAACAGGGTACTCTTCCGTAGTTTTCTGCTGCGTTACGCCTTTTTCAAGCTCTGATGTATTATCATCATAAGCCCCGCTATTGACTTCTTTGTCTAAAGATGCAAAGAAATCATCAGCATCTTGCTCACTGTCAGTTACGACATCAGCTTCAATACCAGGATTGTTATCTTCTAACAAGTTATCTGTATTTTGCTTTTCTTCTTTCATTTTTTCCTCTTAAGTTAATTAAAAAAAGTTATACTGCCAATACTTTTTTTATTATTTATTACCAGACTTTACTCCAGCTTTAAATTGAGCAATAGCAGTATCAACACGCCTACCTAAGTCTTTCTTTGCCATATCAAATTCACCTTGTATTAAACCTCTTAAAAGTTTTTGCTGTGCCTTTGTCATGTTTACTTCTTTATCAACTTCACCCTTGCCAAGATCAACACCATGCTTAATACCTGCCTGTACAAGTTGTCTCTTAATAGTCTCATTCTCACCTCTTGAATCTTTTAGTGCATTTTCTAGACTATCAACCTGTCCTTTTAACTGTGAATAGATAGATTTTCTTTTCATAATCTGTTCTTTCCCACGTATATCCGTTTGAGCCAACATAGCAATATCATCAATTAATCCAGCCTGGAACCATCTGAAGTATTCTTCAAGTAATGCCCATCTGTTAATTGGCATGGAAGAACCAGCTGCAAATTTCACATCAAATTTAGCTGATCCATAATCATTCCACTTGGAAACAGCCTGTCCTAAATCATCGTAAATAGGAATATTGATCTCCACTTGTCTGTCTTCCTGTAGACCTGTAGGCTGAACAATTCTAAAAACTTTATTCGCTGTATATGTTCTTTGTGCCATCTCCTTAAAAACTCTTCCTATATGTTCCAATGCTGGTTCAACAATTGTCTGCATCCATGCCTTAATTCTTCTTGTGCCATATTCATCTATTGCTAACATACCTCTGTATGTATCATGCTGTTGCTGAGTAGCCCCTTGCATAGATGCATATATCCCAGACATATATTCCATATCTTGCTTTCCTTGTTGCACGACAGTAAAGAAAGCGTTGTTGATAGGAGCTGGTAACACAGGAGTAGGAGGATTGAATCCTTGCCTGTATTTTAATAATGCACCTGGGGCACTGCTGTACTGCTCCCATTCTTCCTCTGGAACACTTCCCTCTTCATACATCCATCTTAAATTAGAACCAAGATTTGCATTATGTATCATAATCTGATGAGATTTGTTTATTTCCTGCTGTTTTCCTATTAATGGAGTAACAGCACTCATTGGATATGGAGTACCAGTATGCATATAGCATATAGGTATAATTGGGTATTCATTTATAGGTATTATATGTTCATAAAGAAAGACATCACCACCAATAGAAACGGAAAGATTTATCCGTGTATCATAGAATTTTACAGCATCTACAAGATTCTCTTTAAATTCTTTATTGGTTAATAATACTTTGTATTCTTTTTCACCTACAACTTTATTGACAGTTTGAGAAGTAATTTCCTGCAATTTCATTTGCAGAGTTTGTTCCTGTTGTTCAATTTGTCTCTGTGCTTCTTCCTTTGCTTTATTTATTTCAAGCTCTGCTCTCTCATCAATAATCTCACCAGCTTCCTGCGCGGCCATTATTTGTTGAATCTGTTCTTTCAGAGATACAGAAACTTCTCTTTTCATCTGTGCAATCTGAAGCTTAAGGGCATCTATTGTATTCTGAATTTCTTCATTGTCTACAGGTACCTTCATTAAGATATTCATATATGGAACTTTTACCTTTGAATATACCTCGTAGTAGTCAAGAATCTGATCCTCTTCTCCAGTCAACAAATATGACTCACCAGAAATATCATCTGGCTGAATATTCCTGCTCGACTCTACATTTCTTGCACTATATCCTATACTAGTTGAAGAACCATCTGCATTCTTAATTTTAGCTTTAAAGTCTGGCAGTAAATGCATCAACTGAGACCTTGGTAAATCTTTTTTAATAATTATATAGTGAGCATCTCTAAAAAGAAAATCCCTGCTCATAGGATCAACATATACAGAAAATGGATCAATTGCCTTAAAAACTACCTCTCCCATTCCTCTGTCTAAGTCTGGATTAACATCTACATGAAAATACCCAGCACCTCTTGTAAGAGAATCCTGTATAACAGAAGAAAATAATTGCTTACCACTAGAAAGATTCCAACAATAGTCTGCTATATCAGAATGAACAGATGCAACATCAACATCACTTCCCTCAGCTCCCACTGCCTGCCATCTTGGATTCTTAGCAGTTACAAAATATTTCATTACTTCGATTACTGGAGTTATACGATTAATAGCAAAAGTAGGCATACCTCCTTCTTCTAAAGCACTTTTTTCCTCTTCTGTCAACTGATCATTAAGATAGAAGTCTCTTGCTTTTTGCTGTTCAAGCTGCCATTTAGTTCTACTATGCCCATTGGCTCTTTCCCATAGAGCTTTATTAGATTCAGCTTTCTTCTTATTATTTTGTCTTGGCATTTAACGTTCCTCTAAACATGATGGACAAACTTCTCTTATATCGCTATCTGAAGAACCCTGCTGAGCAAGATTAGGATGTCTCTTTGCAAAACCTGATGAATCAACAAATGATTGCCATACAGATTTATTTTTCCCGCTATGTGACAAATGTAAATTGCTCTCACGAGTTTCTAATGACGCTTCGTGGGGTCTTCCTGGTTCTATACTGTTAATTCTACCTGCCATTATTTACTCCTAATATACTATTATTCATATTTTTTCATTCCTACCATTGCTAAATCTACTCCATATGTTTCCATTTCTCTATCCCATTGAGAAGCCTTCTTTGAATAATCTGAAGTTCCTTCTTCTGCTCCAGCCCAATGTGCTTGTAACCACAAATCTTTTGCACTCCCAGACTTTAGAGCCCCCCTAATTAATTCATCTCCCAATCCTGGAGTCTCTCTCACTTGTTTCATAGCAAGGTCTCCAAGCAATAATTCTTGCTGTTGTGAACTGCTCAACTGGGATGCATCATCATGCTTTCTTGCTCCTGCAATCCACGAAGGGACTTCCTCTCCTATATCTCTATATAAACTTTCAGCACGATTTAATGCAGTTTGGAATGCACCCGATCCGCCTTTTGTTTCAAATTGAAATAAACCTCTTCCTGGGCCCGTTCCTCCTCCACTGGCTTTTTGTATAGCAGTTGGAACATTTTTTGACTCAACATACCCAATTTGACGTGCCATCTTTTCAACACCTTTTACATCTGATCCATACTTTTCAGCAAACCAATCTTTTATACTCATTTAAAAACTCCTTGAAAGTTGAAGACCAAATTCAGCAACAGGTTCTTGAGGTACAGAGAATTCGTGTTCATATCTTTTACTTTTAAAAGGATTTGGCATATCGTGCCACAATCCCAATTCCCATTTATCAGTAATGCCTATACTTGTAGCCCCAGGAACTCCCTTGCCAGCACTCCCAAATTCTGGACTCAATGGATTTATATTAAGACCTACAAGGTCAAATAATTTCTTACCAAGACTGCCAAAACCTAATTTATTTTGTCTTGGATCGCTTATACCAGGCATCTGAGGTGGAACAAGTTCTTTATAAGCCATTATTATTCACCCATTATATTAGATTTAGAATCTCCTGCTTCCCATGAATCCATGATCATATCTTCCGTACTTTTGTATGGTATCCATCCAGTAGTACTTAAATCTCCATCAACAATTTTATTACCCCTTGCGTCATATATTGCACTAGGATATTTAATAGACCTACCGATTCTATCCCTAGCCGTAGAAATTGAAGTCGCTTTGTAAGCACCTTCAGCTTGAGTCCATTCGCTTCCATCCTCAAATGTATATATTATCGGTGCATTAATAGATTTACCTTCAGGATATTTTTCAGTTCTTTGGTCATCTCTTTGTCGTCTAACACTCACTACTTTTTGCTGACCTACTTCAGGTGCTTTAATTATAATATCATTTGGGTCTGTACTATATTTTAACTGTTCTATCATCATACGATTTGATACTTGTTCAAAATCTGCTCCCAAAAACTGGTCAGGAGGTAATGCTTCTTCAGCCCATTTATCCCATTTTCTTTCAAAATCACGACCTGCTCCCCAACTCATTATTTCATTTCTCTCCTCTCCCGACATGATAGGGTCTGTAGTTGTTTTTTCATAATCACTTGATACATCAACCCATTGACTTGAACCTTTATCCCATTTTTGTTCATTCCATCCTTCCTCATTTTCACCCTTAGTTCTTGTCGGAGTATGTTTATCTCCAAGAAAGAAATCCTCTAGTATTGCTTCCTTGTTTAGATATTCCTCCATAGTTCCTTCTACCCATTCACCTGTCTCCTCATCAATCCCTCCTTTATCATCTATCCTTGTAAACTTTTCAGAGACTGGTTTTAAAGAAGAAAAATAAGATTTAAAATCTTTTGTAAGTTCTGAATCTTTTTTTTCTGTTTTGTCTTTTTTAAATAAATCGAATAATCCCATTATGCTACTACCCAGTCTTTTGCTTTTCTTTTAGGTTTATACCAAACACGTTCCTCGCCTTCCTTTTTTTGCTTAACATTGGGTGGAAATGCGTGCAATTGTGCGTAGAAAAGTGTCTCAATGGTATCATCATGTGCCATTCTAGGACCGAATGTAACAATTTCATGTATTAAATCAAACATATTTTCCTTTAAATGTACCGTTCCAGTACTAAAACGTCCTGAAAGACCTGAATATATCTTATTTCTCTTCTCTCTGCCCCCTGGTTTCTCTGGAATAACGCTAATACTGAATTTATTTTCTATTCTTCTTCTTTCATTCAATGATTGGAATATACTCCTATTCATTGCTACATCTTCAACTGTTGATGACAAACAATGGTATTTTTCATGAAGTTCCATAATATAATCAACAACACCCTTCTTTCCTATAATATTTCCATCTGTATCCCTTCCTGCTACAGTAGGGATTGCCCTGTGTCTTTCATACTCTAATACATATAGATTGTTATTAGGATCAATAGCGATAACCATGATGACCGAGAAGTCAGAAGTTTTCGTATTAATGTCGGTAGCTGGATCACAGCCAACAAAGCAGTTGATAGGAACCATATCATCATCCACAATAAGATAGTTACCCATATCCTCATCGTAATTATAAAATCCTTCATAATGCTTAATATACTTCCTTCCCCATACTGCTTCCTCTTCATTTAAAACCTCCAGTTCATATTCTTGATAAAACCCTGAACTCCTGCCAGCGTCTTCATGTTCCTTCTTTATTCCATCTAATCTTTCTTTAGGAAAGTACGAAGACCATAAAACACCTCCAGGCATTTCAGATTGTGTTACTTTATAAGTAATAACATTCCATGTATATTCATCTATAATACCGTCCTCTAGAAACTTATGATACCCATCCAATACATTCTGACATAAACTGTCAAAATGAACTGGAGTTCCTGCAAATATTAATCTTCCTGTTTCAACATCTAAAGCTGGCTTTATGCCATTATAAACAATATTCTTAATCTTCTCTCTTGCATCAAAAGTAATAGTATTCATTTCACTTTCTGTATCATCCAATGCTACAATATCATATCTTTTACCCAAATAGTTCTCACCACGAACACTTGAAAGGTTAGACCTTGATATTAGTTTTGCCTGTGTTGTAGTAACAATATCTGTTTCAGTCCACTTCTTACCAACTATATCCCCAAAATAGTAATGAATCATATCATTATTTTGTAAATGGTCTTTTATATACTGAAGGTTTAATACGGATTTCCTGTGACTATCACTTACCCATGCAATGAACATTAATTCATCGTTATCTTTAAATAGTATCTTATGTAGTAAAAACGTCTTGAATAATTGTGTCTTACCGTGTCCACGAGGCAGTATTAGAGCAAGTGACTTCTGTGTAGGTTCTAATAACGCATCAGCTATTTCATAATGGAAGGGAGGGGACTCCGATTTCCCGAAATCCCCTGGGAGGAAAAGTTTACCAAATGCTATCAGATCACTGTATGCAACTGATAAAGCTTTTTCAGCTTCACTTACATTTTTGGTATTTATATTCACTGTGAAAGGTAAAGCCAGTTAATGTCTTTCATTTTATGTACCTTTTTTAGAAATTCTACAGGTAAACCTTCTTCAAAAAAAGTTTCCATTGCAGGCTCAATATCCGAAAATCCCTGTCCTGTTTCTTTTCCAAGCTTATTAACATATGACTTAGGAACTTCAAATTCTAATGTTATTCTTCCTGGG